GTACAATACTATAATTCAGAAAAAGTCTGAGCTTGTTACCAAAATTTCAAACGATAGAGTTAAAATACAGTCTATTCAAAACGAAATTGGAAATCTTAAAAATGAATACATGGCAAAGAAGCGCTTGAGCGAAGATCTTAGACAAAGATTTGATGGGCAAGATCCAGATAGTGACATGTCAGGTATTTCTAGACTTCTTAGCAATAAGAAAAAAGATCTTAAGGTGAATGATGAAAATAGAATTTCTAAAATTCGAGAAATCGAAGGAACAAGATTAGCAATCGAAAATGCAGAAAAGTCTAAAAAGAAGTTTGAAGAACTTAATACACAATTAAAAGTACAAGATTTGTTCATTCAGGCGACATCTAAACGAGGCATTCCAGTACAGATTATTAACTCTCTGCTACCTAAAATCAACAAAGAGATATCAAAAATTCTAAAAGGAGTTGTAGGATTTACAATTGTATTAGAGGCAGATTTAGAATCTAATGCAATGGATGTCTTTATTGACTATGGAGATTCTAAGCGAATTGTAGAATTAGGTTCAGGAATGGAAAAAATGATTGCATCGCTTGCTATTCGTGTAGCTTTGATTAATGTATCTTCTCTTCCTAAATCTTCTATGCTTATAATCGATGAAGGATTTGGTTCTCTAGATGAAACAAACTTAGAAGCCTGCGGTAGACTACTTCAGTCTCTTAAGAAATCATTTAAGAATATTTTGGTAATTTCTCATATTGACCAGATTAAAGATATCGTTGATAACACAATTGACATCATGAAAATAGGAGCTGATTCTTATGTCCAGGCAGTATAAAATTAAGTTCATTAAAGACACAGAAAGCAGCGCTAGAGATCACTTCTTTTGTGATCTATGTGGATTTATATTAGGAACAGATCGTGATCACCAGAGTCATTCTGATCATTTCTGCTGCCATGAATGTTATCTTACATTTGCAGAGTCACGCAAAAAAGATTGGGCAGAAGGTTGGCGCCCTAAAAAAAGCGTAATTAGAAAATACATAAATGGTAGAAAGAGGCTAATTATTAATGCGTCTAAAAGACAGGAGATAAAATGAATTTTGAAGAGACAAATATCTTAAGCACAGTCGTTGAAGATTTGTACGGTGCAGCTTTTCAATCCTACACGGGTTCGATCAAATGCATTATGAAAATTACAGGTGAAGACAGGCTTATGATGACATGCATGATGGTTGTCAACCTTGGTGATAGAAATCAAATGCAGCAAGCAGCAAAAGAGTCAGAAAACGATTTGAAAAAAGTCGGAAAAGACTGCTTAGCAAATGTTAAAAAGCTTTTTAAAGAAAAGTCTGGAAGAGCTTTGAAAACTAAAGAAGTGTCATGTGATTCAGCAGTTGAGCTTATGAACTATCATGCTTATTCTGAAAAAGGTACTGCGCTGGTTCGACAAGTTCATGTTTTTGAAATAAGCTAAGTAAGTGCATATTTATCTTCGCCATGGCGAAGTATAACAAGCAATTACAAGTAAAAGAAATAATTAAGTGCGGAAAAGATCCTAATTATTTCTTTAAAAATTATCTAAAAATTCAGCATCCTGTTAGGGGTCTTATTCCTTTTGAGACTTTCCCCTTTCAGGATGATTGTGTAGAAGAGTTTCTTGAGCACAGATTTAATATTGTTCTCAAATCCAGACAGCTAGGATTATCGACTTTAGTTGCTGCATACGCAGTATGGATGGCAATATTTCAAAAAGAAAAGAATATTCTGATTATTGCTACTAAGCTAACAGTTGCTCAAAACTTTATTACAAAAGTTAAGACAATGATAAGATCACTTCCTAAATGGATGATCTTAGCTGAGATTGTTGAAAATAACAAACAAAAAATTAAATTTAGTCATGGGTCACAGATACAGGCAATTCCAACATCTGAAGATGCAGGACGTTCAGAGGCACTTTCTCTTTTGATTGTTGACGAGGCTGCCTTCGTTAGAAACTTTGATACGATCTGGACGGGTATTTATCCTACAATTTCAACAGGTGGTAGAGTTATTATCTTGTCTACTCCTAACGGTGTAGGTGGGCAGTATCATCAACTGTATGTTGATGCAGAAGCTGGACTCAATGAATTTAATGCAATTAATTTACCTTGGAATGTTCATCCTGAAAGAGATGATGAGTGGTTTGAAAAAACAACAAAAAACATGAATAAACGACAGATTGCGCAAGAGTACTTGTGCGATTTTGCTACATCAGGAGAGACATTTTTAGACGGAAATACGCTAGAGTGGATGAGAGGCATAGTAAAACCTCCTATAGAAAGACAAGGCTTTGATAGAAACGTTTGGATATGGAAATACCCACTTAGTGCAAATAGTTACATACTTTCAGCAGACGTTTCTCGAGGCGATGCAAAAGATTATTCAACATTTCATATAATAGATACAGAAACATCTGAAGTTGTCGCTGAATATAAAGGAAAAATAAGGCCTGATAATTTTGCTGAATTGATTAACGAGTTTGGCTTGAAATACAATAAAGCTCTCGTGTGCCCTGAAAACAATTCGTATGGATACGCTACAATTTTAAAACTTCAGGATCTTAAATACCCTAAACTTTACTATAGAAAAAAGAAACAAGTATATATCGGTGATTATGTTCCTCCTTCCTCAGCTGATATTGCAGGGTTTAATACAAATGGAAAGACAAGAAGTACAGTTCTGGCCAAACTAGAAGAGCTATTGAGAAACAGACAATTAATTTCTTATTCTTCTAGATTTTACGAAGAGCTTAAAGTATTTACTTGGAATACTGGGAGGGCGCAGGCACGTGCTGGCTTTAATGATGACTTAGTTATGAGTTTGGCAATAGGCACATGGCTTTTCGATGGAGCGTCTGATTATTCTAAGTCAAATGCAGGTCTAAATGATGCCATGCTTGCTGCGATGTCAAAAAATCAAAGATCATACAACGATACACCTGAGCAAGTATTTGCTCCAACAGGTGTCTATACGTCCGGGCCAAATAGCAACGGAATTACCAACAACGTAAAACAAGATTTAAATAATACAAGAAGTCGCAGTAATATATTAAGTGACTTTATGTGGGTTATCAAGTAAGGATATTATTAATGGCAGAAAGCAATTCAAATTTATTCAGAAGGCTTACTAGACTTTTTAGGTCTGGTCCAGTCGTCAAGCGTAAACTTATCAAGCCTGACGACAAATACACGTCTTCTGCGTTTGAAATTTTTAGAAAAAATCAGAGCAAAGTATACAGCAATGCTATGTCTGCGTATGGCGCGTATGACAGAATGGCAAGATATTCTGATTTTAGTGAAATGGAATATACACCTGAAATTGGAAGTGCATTAGACATTTATGCTGAAGAATCTGTTGCTGCAGATGAAAATGGAAACGTTCTTCACATACATTCAGACAATACAAAAATTAAACAGCTTTTAGATGACTTATTTTTTGATACACTAAATGTTGACTTTAATCTATCTAGTTGGGTTCGAAATCTCTGCAAGTACGGAGATCACTTTTTATTCAATGACGTAAGTCCAGAATACGGTGTTATTAACGCGTATCCTATGCCAATTTCAGAAGTTGAAAGAGAAGAAGGGTTTGATCCTAACGATCCTCTTGCTGTTAGATTTAGATGGGTTACTCAAGGAAACCAAGTTTTAGAAAACTGGCAAGTTTCTCATATGCGTTTGCTCGGTAATGATGCTTTTATTCCTTACGGCTCTTCAGTTTTAGAACCTGCTAGAAGAATTTGGCGTCAGCTAATTCTTTTAGAAGACGCAATGTTGGTATACAGAATTGTTAGAGCACCAGAAAGAAGAGTCTTTAAGATTGACGTAGGAAACGTTCCTCCGGAAGAAATTCCTGCTTACATGGAAAGAGCACAATCAACGCTTAAGCGTGCTTCTATCACAGATCAATCTTCTGGAAGAGTTGATTTAAGATACAATCCGCTGTCAGTTGACGAAGACTATTTTATTCCTGTACGAGGTAGCGAGTCAGGTACTGACATTGTTACACTTGCAGGTGGTACAGTTGCTGGTGAAACTAATGATGTCGAGTATATTCAGAAAAAACTTTTTGCAGCACTCAAAATACCTAAGGCTTATCTAGGATATGATGAAGGTCTTGGTGCGAAAGCAACACTTTCTCAAGAAGATATTAGATTTTCTAGAACGATTGCAAGAGTTCAAAGAACAGTTTTAGCTGAGTTAAATAAAATTGCAATTATTCATCTATACTGTCATGGGTTTTCTGACAATGACTTGTTAGACTTTTCTCTTAAGCTTTCTAATCCGTCAACAATTGCACAGCAGCAAAAGCTTGAACTTTTTAGATCAAGATTTGAAGCAGCCGGAGCAGCGCTACAGACTCCCGGTCTTGTTGATAAGACATGGGTTCAAAAAAACATTATAAGACTCACTGAAGATGAAATTTCTATAATCAAAAAAGGTCAGAAGCGCGACAAGATGCACGAACTTGAAATTGAAGCAACTCAAATTACAGCTGCTGAAGGACCCTCTGGAGAAGATATGGGAATGGAGATGGGCGGAATGCCTCCTGAGATTTCTCAAGCAATTGATCTAGGTGGTCCTAGCCCCGAAGGCTTAGCAGAGAACGATTCAATAGAAGATGAAAATGTTCCGATAAGAATTCAATCTTCTATTGATAAAGTAACATCTCTGCTTGCAGAAGATAATGATGAAAACACATCTTTAACAGATGATGAAAAAAGAGAAGCGCTTCGTTATGAATTTGAAGAAAAGCAGAGAAAAAGAAGACGATCAACCTATGAAAAGCATCACAAAATCAAGCCTTCAGACGAAGGTGATAGAAAGCAAAACTTTGATCCGTCAGGAATGAGAAGAGAAATGTCTGATCTTAAGCAAATGTCAAGCTTAAAGATGGAAGATTTAGATATTAGTGAATATTTAGACAATAAGATTGTTCAAAATGCTCAAATGACTGATAGAATTAGAAATACACTTTCTAGACTAGATAAAAAGATGGGCAAACCAAAAACTTTTACAGGAGTTATCTCTGAGAACAATTCATCAGAGGAGGAAAAATGACAGCTAAGCATAATAAGAAAAGAAACGTAGGTATAATTTATGAACTTTTAGTTCAGCATGTTACAAATTGTATTATTGAAGGCAAAAAGCTAGATGC